GATTTAAAGATTCTCCGAGGTATACACACAGAAGAACAGTTTGATAAAATAAGGAAACAGATATGATGGGTTGGTGGAATAAACTAGTAAGAGACAAAAAGAAGCAAGAAGAAATACAGGCGCCTGTGGAATCTACCACTGAAGATCAGCGCAGAGCAATTCTTGCAAAAGAAAAAGAAGAAGCTACTGCGGCTGGCGAGGCTTGGGTAGCTGTACTTGATACACAAATTAATCCAGATAACATTAAGAACGGTTTCTTTGAGCTCGACTGGAATAATCAGTTTATTGAAGAATTGCTTGATGCAGGTTACAGTGGTGAAACAAATGAAGCTATTGTAGATGCATGGTTTCGTACTATTGCTATGCAAATATTGGGTGAAGAAGGACTTGACACAGCGCGAGAAATGGGTTATATTAATGTAGTACCTATTAGTAAAGGCAAAAGCGAAGTATCATGAGCACATATATTTTAGTAGACACAGCAAACACATTCTTTAGAGCTCGTCACGTAGTTCGTGGCGATATCGACACGAAAGTAGGCATGGCGCTACACATTACACTTAACAGTGTTAAGAAAGCATGGACTGACTTTAATGCAGATCACGTTGTATTCTGTTTAGAAGGTCGTAGCTGGCGTAAGGACTTTTACGAACCTTACAAGCGCAATCGACAAGTTGCACGTGACAAGTTGTCTCCTACAGAAGCAGAAGAAGATACAGCATTTTGGGAAATCTTTGACGAGTTTAAAAACTTTGTTACTGAGAAGACTAACTGTACTGTTATGCGTCATCCGCAACTAGAAGCAGATGATTTGATTGCAGGTTGGGTACAAATGCACCCTAATGACACTCATGTTATTATTAGTACAGATGGCGATTTTGCACAACTTATTGCACCTAACGTAAAACAGTATAACGGTGTTAGTAACACTATTATTACACACGAAGGGTACTTTGACGATAAGAAGCGTGAGCCTATTATTGATAAGAAGACTGGCGAGGCAAAGCCTGCACCTAATCCTAAATGGCAAATCTTTGAAAAGTGTATGCGTGGTGATACTAGTGATAATGTATTTTCTGCTTATCCAGGTGTACGTGTTAAAGGTACTAAAAACAAAGTTGGTCTTACAGAAGCGTTTGAAGATAAAGAAACAAAAGGCTTTAACTGGAACAACATGATGTTGCAGCGTTGGACTGATCATGAAGGTGTTGAACATCGTGTACTAGATGATTATAATCGTAATGTAGTGTTGTGTGATTTAACTGCACAACCTGCAGAGATTAGAGAACTAATTACTAGTACAATTAAAGAGCATGCTGTACCTAAGACAGTAGATCAAGTAGGCATGCGTCTTATGAAATTCTGCGCTAAGTGGGATATGCAACGTATTGCAGATCAAGCTACTTATTATGCAGAGCCACTAAATGCGAGGTATCCGGCATGAATGCAAAAGAAATTATCAAGAATAAATTTTGGATTGTAGAAGATCAAGGTGTTAAATTTGGCACTATTAGTTTGAATGAAGATCAGTACATTCTAAGTACCCCAACAGGTACTAAGTTTTATCATAGTGAAAAGCAACTTACTAAAGCACTTGATAAAAAACTTAGTTGGACTGATTTAGAAATTACAGAAACATCAGCAAAAGAAGTACATGGTTATGCAACTAATAGTGTACCGTTTAATCCGATGTTTGATGTAAAACGCAAATTGCCGTTGTTTACTAAAAGTGACAAGAGCAAGAGTCTTTATTGTGCAGGCTACTACATTATCCAATTTGAAAAAGGCTGGGTTAAGAGCTTTTGTCCTAAATTGATTACTGTAGAACGTTACACTACTAAAGGTCCTTTTAAAACTGAAATTGAAATGCGTCAGGAGTTAAGCCGTGTCAACCGTTGAACCAATTAACACTAATCCTATTCAGCAGTTTATTAGTCAGGTCAAAAGTGCAGATGCAAGTAACCAGCGAGAAGTTAAATTAAATATTGAGCAAGCTCGTCGACTAGCATTTACACTTGGAGAAGTAATGACACGCTTAAACGGCGATTTAGAAGCCCTGCTAGTGAAGAAAACTAGTGGTGCTGATGAAGTTATTTCTATTACAATGGACGGCGGAAACAAGTGGTAATTTTGCTCTAAAAAGAGATAAATATATGCGTAGTTAATTAAAGGACAACGCATATTATGAGCAGACCAAAGCCGACTATTTTAAAAGAGCATGTGGACAAGAAGACTTATAAGACCGAACAGGTGTTACAGTCTGATGCCATTTGGGCTGTGTTTTTTCAAAATCAGCCCTTTAATCTTAAAAGTGCAAATATGCTTACGAGCTATCCGGGCCCTAAGTATAAAAAGACCAGCTTTTCGAATCCTGGTCACGCATTCAATCTAGCTAAAAAGCTAAACAACTTATTCGATAGTGATGAATTTACTGTAGTTAAACTTACCGCAGGTGAAACGATTTTCGAATGAACTGGAAAGAAACATACACTAAGGTATTCCTTAAGGCTGCTGATAAAAGCATTAGCGAATTGGCCATTAAGGAATACCTTCCTGCTTGGTGGAAGAACACAAGAGCAAAAGACACTGGCGGTCTTAGATTAACAGACGAAGGATTTCGTTTTATTACAGAAGACATAGAATTAACTACTTATGAAGTTCCGTTTCCAGCTGATTTTGAACTTACTACTAACGTAGTAATTTGGATGGATAACTTTATCGATTGTCCGTACTACTTAGGCAAGCATGGCATTATAGTAACAAACGAGAAAAAGGCCATGGAATTACACCTGTTCAGCGGCGACATACGCAAGTATGGACTAACAAAAGCACTAGGCAGGCATAAAAAAGATGATTTAGACACCAAAAGTGGTTGACCTTTACTGCTACGATGCTATACTATATACATAGTTAGAAACAAGCACTGATAACTTTAAAGGAACACAAAATGGAAAACTCCGCACTTCGTACCGTTACTCCTAACAGCGCAAAGAAAAGCATTGTACGTGCTTTTAAGAAAAAGCGTCCGCTGTTTATTTGGGGTCCTCCGGGCATTGGTAAATCAGACATCGTTCACCAGATTGGTGAGCAGATGGAAGCTAAGGTTATTGACATTCGTCTAAGCCTTTGGGAACCTACAGACATTAAAGGTATCCCTTACTTTGATCCAAATCAGAACAAAATGGTTTGGGGCGCTCCAAGCGAACTGCCTGATGCTGAAATGGCATCACAGCACAAATACATCATTCTTTTCCTAGACGAAATGAACTCGGCAGCGCCAGCAGTACAAGCGGCAGCATACCAGCTCATTCTTAACCGCAAGGTTGGACAATACACATTGCCCGACAACGTGTTGATTGTTGCCGCTGGTAACCGCGAAGCAGATAAAGGTGTTACTTATCGTATGCCTGCTCCGTTGGCTAACCGTTTCGTTCACTTGGAATTAGCTGTTAACTTTGATGACTGGTTCCAATGGGCAGTTGACAACAAAGTACACCGCGATGTTGTAGGTTACTTGACCTTCAGCAAGAAAGACTTGTATGACTTTGATCCTAAGTCGCCAAGCCGTTCGTTCGCAACACCCCGTTCGTGGTCGTTTGTTTCAGAACTACTGGAAGATGACGATGATGACAACACTACTACCGATTTGGTTAGTGGCGCAGTAGGCGAAGGTCTTGCTGTGAAATTTATGGCGCACCGCAAAGTGTCGGCAACTATGCCTAATCCGACTGATATTTTGGACGGCAAAGTTAAAGAGATGAAGACAAAAGAGATCAGTGCAATGTATTCCTTGACTGTCTCGCTCTGTTACGAACTGAAAGAAGCATGTGATAAAAATGACAAGAAGTTCGATGACAAAGTAAACAACTTCCTACGCTTTGCAATGGATAACTTTGAAACTGAGTTGGTTGTTATGGGCATTAAACTTGCTCTTACACAATACTCACTACCGATTGACCCAGATGAAGTAGAATGTTTTGATGAGTTTCACGAGCGTTTTGGTAAGTATATTACTGCCGCACAACGAGGCTAACCATAAAAGAGCTGGGCAATCTCTTAAAAATGCCCATTTTTACTTGACTTATGACCCTATCTAGTATATAATATATACATACAAAGAAACAGGAGATAGTACTATGAGCGTAGAAGGCAAAAAACATTGGACACCCGATCCAGATATTACCCCTGAACAACTCAAAGCTATGCGAGTAGATGTACTCGATCGCATCATTGTAGCTCGTGTAGGCTTGCTGTTGCGTCATCCGTTCTTTGGCAATATGGCTACTCGTTTGCAAATTAAAAGTGCAGATGATTGGTTGCCCACTGCCGCTGTAGACGGACGTAATCTTTATTTTAACACTCAATTCTTTAACGCAATGAGCAATAAAGAAATTGAGTTTGTTATTGCTCACGAAATTCTACACTGTGTATTTGATCACTTAGGACGTAGAGATGACCGTAATCCACAAATTTATAACATTGCCGCTGACTACATTGTAAACAACTTGCTTGTTCGTGATCGTATTGGCGATAAGCCTAAGCTCGTAGATTGTTTCCAAGACTTTAAATATGATGGTTGGACTTCTGAAGAAGTATACGATGACTTGTTTGAAGAAGCTAAAAAGAACGGCGAAGAATATTTGAAGCAACTTGGCGAACTGCTCGACGAGCATATCGACTGGGAAGGTGAAGGCGAAAGCGAAGGTAGTGGAGATAAAGACGGCAAAGAAAGCAAGAGTCGTCCTACTTACACTAAAGAAGAACTAAAGAAGATCAAAGACGAGATCAAAGAAAATATGATTTCGGCAGCGCAAACATCAGGTGCAGGCAACACACCTGGCGAGATTCAGCGTATGATCAAAGAGCTTACTGAGCCTAAGATGAACTGGCGCGAACTATTGCGTCAGCAAATCCAAAGCACTGTCCGCAATGATTACACATTTAGTCGCCCTAGCCGTAAAGGTCAAATGACTGGTGCTATTTTGCCGGGCATGAACTTTGACGAAACTATTGACATTTGTATTGCATTAGATATGAGCGGGTCAATTGGTGATAGTCAGGCTCAAGACTTCCTAAGCGAAATCAAAGGTATTATGGACGAGTACAAAGATTATCAGATTAAATTGTGGTGCTTTGATACTAAAGTGTATAATGAGCAGGACTTTAGTGCAGATGGCGGCGACAGCTTACTGGACTATGAGATCATGGGCGGTGGCGGCACTGACTTTGATGCTAACTGGGATTACATGAAGTATAATGATATTCAACCTAAGAAGTTTATCATGTTTACAGATGGGTATCCTTGGAATAGCTGGGGTGATGAAAACTACTGTGATACAATCTTTATCATTCACAGTCACCGTGACAAGAACTTGCAAGCACCTTTTGGTCTTACAGCACATTACGAGGACGTGGCTTGAAACTAAAAGAGCCCAATGCATTAAACTTTTTCGAGATGCGGAGAGTAAAGTTACCTGCTCCGCATTTCGAATACATCCTTTTGCCTACTAGATATAATTTAGATCAAAGTCTAGTTAAATGGATAGAACAGAATCTCAGAGGTAGATTCTACGTAGGCAAGACTATTGCAATATCTAACAGCAATAGCATTGAGAACATGACCAAGGTCGGATTTGAGGAAGCTAAAGAGCTTTCTTATTTCACTTTGGCGTGTCCGTATTTAAAATATAATTAAATATAAAGACAACAAACATATAGGAGATATTTATGTCTGAAGAAGTTAAAGAAGAAGCGGCAAAAGTACCCGAAGCAGCTAGTCCAGAATTAACAGTTAATGATCTAGCATCAATCAAACAAGTTATTGATGTAGCAAGTCAGCGTGGTGCATTTAAGCCAAACGAAATGGTAGCAGTTGGTACCATCTACAGCAAGCTGGAAACATTCCTAGCAGCAGTAGCAGCGCAACAAGAACCTTCTAAAGGAGAATAAGAATGGCAGATACTAAACATGTAGGTCGCATTGCTAAAACTAAGAAAAAATGTGGCGTAGTATATCGCGTAGTACCAGGCGAGCCCGAAAGTTGTGTTGTTGTAATGACCGAAAGTTTAGATGCAGCCGATCACGATTCGTTCATTAATTTAATCAACTCAGCTACTGCTCAAGATGCGTACGAGCTCGGCGAAGCGATGGCAAGAGCACAATTATCCGATGGCCGCAATATGCTTGCTGGATTCCATACTACGGGACGCATGCAGAAAGTTGCTACTAATCTAGTAGAAATGACGCCAAATAATAATGCATCCATTAATTTAGCAGAGCTTAACACTATTATTGCACAGCAAAGAGGCGTTACTGTAGCAGATCTTGCATTAGGTGGTGCAAAACCAGCAGTACAAGATACAGGCGTAGCTAACGCAGCAGATGCTTATACTAACAATACATCATCTATGTCAGCGATGGACGAAGTAGTTACAACAGACGAAGGTATTATTACTGACGAGATGCTTGCAGCAAAATATCGTAGCGATGCAGATAGATTGAGCAAAGAAGCGGCAGCATTGCGTAGACAGGCAGAGGAATTGGTTCCTACTAAAAAAGCATCTAAGAAAACTGCCGAGAGTGCCTAAGAGTAAGAAACTTCCGCCGGCTGTTATCGATACTTGGCCCGAAATCTTTAATGAGATAGATGTTGATGTTGTGCCTATTGAATACTTGCACAGCATCAACGTTCGTTTTAAAGATGGAAAGACTTGGGAAATTGACATTAAAAAGACCCGAGAAAAACCAAATGTTGATGTAGAATCGGCATTAGAAGAACTGTTCGAACATTACGAAGACTCAATTGACAGTATCGACTTTAGATTAGATACTGAAAAAGTTAAGTTTGATATTAAAAAACGAACACATCAGTTCATGAAGAAAAGGAAGTAATCTTTCTTGTCAAAGGCATAAATACATATGAACAATACTATCCAGGAGTTTATACATGGCTTTACAAGTTAGACGCGGCACTAATGCAGAACGATTAGCAATTACACCATTAGCGGGCGAATTAATATTTACAACAGACACCAAACAGTTATA